TTAGCACTCGTCCGATAAAAGTCCAAAGTCGTCGCTGGACACTTGAGCTGCTTCATTAAGCCGTTGACGTAGCGCAGCGGTCAGCTCCCGCTCCACTTCCCACGGGTCCGATAGCGCAGCAAGTTGAGGCGCCAACTGTGGCGACAGGCTCATCAGGGACTGATTGAGCGAACGCGCCGTTTCATAAGCGGCCTTCTGCACGAAGCTGACTTCCACCAGTTCACCTTGGGCCTTGCGAAACTCCATCTCCGCCATCCGCGCCAAGTAGTGCTCGCGATGCGCTCGTGCTTTCTGAAAGTCCGGGGACTGCCCTTGCGCGGGATCAGCGGGCGGCGGCGCAGCCATGTTAGTCGGCTCGGATTGTGCAGCGACGTGGCTGTACACATCACGCTGAATCCGCTCCTGTTGATGGCGAGCAGCGACGGCAGCCTTGCTCGGGTCGGCGGTATCGCGGATCAACGCTTCAGTGGCCAGCACGTCGACCTGCTTGCCATTGGGAGACAGGACCAGTCGGCCGTTTTCCTTAAGCCAGGTGATGTAACTCGGTGACCGGCCGATGTGCGCAGCGAAGGCGCTCTTGGATAGGTAGGTGGCTACGGTCATAAGCCCTCCTTTTCAGCGGCTTTTCAATGAATCCTTTCAAGATTTCAGTGGATTGAAATTTCAGTAAGCTGGCGGGCCTCCCACTAACAAGATCCCGCGGGTTTCCGACCCCGTGTCCTTTGAAAGTCCCCAGGGTCCCCGGCGGGTTTCTGCCGGGTCCGGCCGGTCGAGCCAGCATCCGAGTGCCATGCCCTGCCCCAATTCCGTTGGAAAGACGGACATCCCTGCAACCATTTCAGCTAGAGAGATTCCGCGAGTTCGATAACCCGTGTAGGGGGCGGCCCTTGGGGAGGACCCGTGAAATCTGCGCCCTACCCGGCCCGCCCGGCTCATGCTTTCGGCTCGGCCTCGCTCAGGTCCAGCCGCTTGGCCACCCAGCGCTCGTACAAGCCGATGGCGACATCGGCGCCGGCCATCGCGGTCAGGCAACCCAGGGCGCCCGCTGTCCAGATCGACAGGCCCGCACCGAACAGCAACATCATCGCCGACACGCCGCACACGATGCAGGCACCGGAGCGAAGTACTAGCCGGCGCAGTAACGCCCAACCTCGTGCCCCGTCCTTGTCGGCGCGCCACATCTCGCCGGACACACCGCCAACCAGGGAAAGAGCAATCACCAACCAGATCGGCATCTCTGCCAGTGCCTGTTGCTCGTTCGTCATTGCCCTGCCCCTTAAACAAAAAGACCCGGCGCAATGGTCGGGTCAGGTGGTGGGTGGCCTGCCGCGCTTTGCGGTCGCACCCATCGAAGATGGCCCCTTTTTACAGGTCGATTCTGGTGGCAGCAAGACCGTTTTAATGCCACCCGGTGAATGTGTGGGTGACACCCGGTGAACGGCTGGCGAATGTCGGTGAATATCTGTCCCGGCTGTCTTTTGCTTTTCTGGCGTCCCATGCGTCCCACCTCTTTAAAACGAGGTGGGACGTCTGAAAGCCCCGCAGATTGGGGCTCTGCCCCACCGTCCTACTTTTATCTCTCTTTTCTCGTGTATAGAAAGAAATTTAAAAAGCACGCGTGCGCGTAAACGCGCGTACCTGTACCCGCTACGCACACACGGGCGGGAGGCATGAAAAAGGTGGGACGGTGGGACAGCCCAACAACGACGCGGCCTGCGCCCGTCCCACCACCGCAAAAAGCGGTGGGACGGAGGCAGGCCAGTGGGACGGCATGAGCCAGAGAGATGCCCACGATCAAGCCGCTTCCCCCAGGAGGAAGTGCTCGACCACGATGTGGGCGTCGTGCAGGCGCTGGTAGTAGACGTTGCGCGTGCAGCCACTGCGGGTCAGACGTGCGGCTAAGGGCGCGTCAGGCTGGAAGTAATGCACCTTGACCACGGTCATCAGCTCGGGGTCGAGGCGTTTCTTGACGATGCGCTCAATGTCCAGCGAGGCTTCCAGCGGCACCCGGCTCCCGCGCCGGCCGCGCACCAGTTGACCACCGCTCTCCATCATCATGGCGACCATGTTGCCGCCCGAATAACCGGCGGCCACTTCGTCGCTGTGCAGCTCCTGGGCCCATTGTTTGAGGGCCATATCGATCGCTTTAATCATCGAAGCACGGCTCCTCGAATTCTTCCTTCTGAAGTGCAGGCGCCCTGCCCCAGTGCTCGGGTTTCTTGTACGCCCATGGCCGCTGACCGCTCTTGTTCAAAGCCCCCAGACGGAACCGTCGCCACCCCAGTCGATGCAGAATCGCACCGACGCGCATCTGCTCGGGTTTGCCCCAATGACCGGGATCGAGCTTGAGCGCCTGACTCATCACCTCACTGCCGGTGGTGGTCTCGCCAATCTGCGACTCTTCGAGCCAGTTCAGAATCGGTGTTTCCCATTCGTCCACCACAAAGCGTTCGTCCTGCTCCTCGCTGAACATCGGTGCTTCCTCTCGTGTCACCCACCAGAGATCGCCGGCCTCGAAGCAGAACACCGCTTCGGCCCACAGCTGGTCGCGGATCTCGCGCAGCAACGGCACATCGACCTTGGTACAGGCCACCGGCCAATAACGCCGGTTGCCGGTGGCGTCCTTGAGGTACTCGTCCTGGTTGGTGGTCCCGACGAAAACACACTGGCGTGGCACGTCCAACGTTCTGCGGCCATAGCTTTCGCGGTAGGTGTCGGTCGACGCCGAGAAGAACTGCTTGGCCTTGGTGCTCTCGGCCTTGTTGAAGCTGTCCAGTTCGCCCAGCTCGACAATCCACTTGCCACGAATCGCCTGAAAGCCGTCCTTGTCGCCGAGGGCAAACGGCGTGTCCATGAACCACTCGCCACCGAGCACGCTCATCGCGGTCGACTTACCGGCGCCTTGTACGCCTTCGAGGATCATCACCGAGTCCGCCTTGCAGCCCGGCTTCATCACCCGCGCCACGGCGGAGATCATCCAGCGCTTGCCGACCTTGGAGGTGTAATCCGTTGCCTTCACCCCCATCACATCCGTCAACCAACGCTCCAGGCGCGGCACACGATCCCATTCGAGTTTTTTCAGGTACTCGCGCACCGGGTGAAAGGCGTGGTCGTGGGCCACGACACTCACCGCCTCGATCACGTGCGACGACTTCACGCGCAGGTTGTACTGCTGCGCGAGCCACTTCATCACCCGCACGTCGTCGATGTCGGCCCACTCGCCGGTACCACCCCCATAAGGAGCAGCCCGCAGCTTGACGATCTTCGAGCTGAAGGCGCAGTAGCTGATCACCCCGGCCCAGCGTTCGTCATGCGCGAGGATCAGTTCGACGTTCTGCATGTGCGCGATCAGGGCCCCGCTCTCGCTGCGAGCCAGCTGATCTTTCCAGCCACCGGCGGCCGGTGGACGCACAACCGCGAGCACTTGTCGGCGAACCGCATCCAAACCTTCGGCGACGTGCAGGTCGTTGAAGTCGGTCCACTTGTCGTGGCGCTCGAGCGCGAAGGTCGGCGCAACCACCTGGGCACCGACAATCAGCGCGGCGTTGCCGGCCTTCTCTTCGCCGGGGTTCCACGCATCACCGTTGGGCTTGGTGGTCTTCCAGTCATCGTCGCGGCAGATGATCAGCGGGCATCCGGCAAAACGCTCACGCATGGCTTTGCACACCGCGAGCAGGTTGCCCGCATCGAAGGCCACCGCCACAGTGAGCGAGGTCGCCATGTGCAGGCTGGCGCCGGTGGCGTAACCCTCACACACCAGCACCGGTTCACCCGGCTCCGGGTGCGGACCGAGCAGGTGAAAGGTGCCCTCCTTCGCCATGCCGTAAGGCCAGTAGGATTTGTCGCGGCCAGTGTCTTCCTGCTTGCTGGGGAAGATCACCTGCAGGCCCATGATTTGATCACGGGCATTTTTCATCGGGACCAGCACGGCGCCGGTGCGCGGCGCGTAACGCACATTGATCCCGACGATCTGTTTGCGGTCCAGGTAGTCGCTGCGTCCGGTGGTCGGCATGCGCTCGAACAAACCCTGCGCCCTTTTCGCCGCCCGCCGCGCAGCGTTGTTCGCGATTTCGGCGGCACGGCGCTTGGCTTCCTCCTGGCGAGCGCGCATCACTTCGCGCTCTTCCGGCGACATGCGCCCGGCCTTGACCTTGATCTTCTGCGTCTCGCCCGAACGCCAATCACCGAAGGCGCCGAAGATCAGCGTGTCGCCCTTCTCCGTGCGCTGCTCGTGAACCACGTACCAGCCGTTCTTTTCCTTGCCCTTGTCCTGCGCTGTCTTGCAGCGGGTCAGCTTGCCGAACACCAGCGGTTGCGCTGGCTCCAGACCGTAGTCGGCGAATTGGCCCAATACCTCATCGAGCATGCTGAATCCCCCGCTCAGACAGGGACTGGCAGCTGATGCACTGCGAGCAACCCGGTTGGGCCAGTCGGCGTGCTTCCGGAATCGGATCGTCACAGGCTTCACAGAACAGCAAGGAATGGGCAGCACTCTCGGCCTTGGCAGCGCTGCGCGCTGCCATGGCCTGATCGATGCGTTCCTGCACCAGATCGTTGGCGAAATCGGCGATGTCAGCCACGGTCGGCACCTCGCGTCGTCTGGTTGACGTAGGTGGCGCGGTTGAACAACCCGAGCAGCCCTTGAATGCCGCGGAACACCTGCAGGCGAATCGCCGCCAGTTCCTGATCAGTCACCACACCGTCGCCAATGCTCTTGGCCCAGGTCTCGGCCAGATCGGCGACCTGACGGAAGTATTCGGCGATACCCGTGGTCAGGGTCTCGGGCATGTCGTTGGTGTAGGTGTCGGCTAGCTCCTGCCAGATCGTATCGCCGACCAGCGCATGCACCGCATCCAGAATGCGGCGATCCTTGGTCAGTTCGAGGATTTCGCCAAACTCCTGAATGTTGATGGAGTGGCTCGGATGGGTTGGCGACAGCTTGTGCTGCAGCGTGGTCGGGTTACGACCGGTCGTGGCAGCGATGGCAGCAGCGCCGCCTGGGTATTCGCGAGCGGCGTGGTACAGCGCTAAATCGAGCGGCAGGATTTCCCGCTGCGCCCGTTCCAGAGAACTGAGAGCGATTCGGCTCATGGCATTAATCCTAAAAGTTGCCAGTGCCATGCGACAGATGTTGGTGATACATTTGCCGCGTGGTCTGGAGTGGCCCAAACGCCGGTAACCCTTGCAGGGGACAACCGGCACCGTGCCGGGGCGAACAATCCGTTGTTCCCCCCTGGCGCAACAGCTGCCAGCTCTGTGGTAAGAACGGCAGCAACACCAAGGCTTCCGAGCCTTGGAAACGCGATGGAGGTCGGCGGCATGTGGTGTGCGCACCTACCGACATCGCGCCCCGGCAGCATGTGATGATGCTAACGGGAGGAACTGGGCGGCCCTTGGGTCGCCTTTTTTCTAGGTTTTATGCAGCGACAGCGGAAATAGCTGGAGCTGGAGCTGGAGCTGGAAAAAGATCAGGTAAATCAGGACGCAATTCGTGGGGTAACACTTTTCCTTCCGATGCCTTAGCAACCGAATGCACACGTTCGGTGGGAACCCGCCCCGCCCTGACCCATTTCCAGACATGCGGTTGCTTGACGTTGCAGCGGCGAGCAAGCTCTGACTGGTTGTTACCGCAAATCTTGATGACCTTTTCTAAGGCCTGCCGACATAGCTCGGCGTCTTTAACGCAGTAAGTCACTGATTAAGCTCTCCCTGATGAACGACGAAGCGAATCTACAACCTTCGTAATAGACAAGTCAACACCCAATAGTTTAGGACGCCCTATAACCGAGGTCGTAGAATTACCCCATGAAATACTTACCGATCGATCTCCTCCCCACGCTCTCCGATCGGCTGAAATATGCCATGGAGCAACTCAACCTCAGTCAAACTGATGTGGCGAAGCTTTCGGGATGCTCTCAAGCGACGATTTTCAAAATCGTAGATGGCCAAACACGAGAAAGCCGCAAAACAGGCGCTATAGCTCGCGGACTTAACCTTTCGTTACCGTGGCTTGAGAATGGCGATATGCCAGCCAGCATAGTGCCCATCACTCGTCGTCAGGAAAAATCACCCCCGCCTCTTATTCTTGAACCGGTATCCGCGTGGGATAACGACACCCCCTTGAATGATGACGAGGTGGAGATACCACTTTTTAAGCAAGTTGAGATTTCAGCTGGGGCAGGGAGAACAGCTGTTCAGGCTGAATATGGCCGTGTGCTTCGTTTTTCCCTTGCAACACTTCGGCAGTGCGGCGTCCACCCTGCTAATGCGTTATGTGCGCCAGTCACAGGTAGGAGCCAGGAACCGTTAATCCTTCACGGTGCGACGGTCGGAATAGACCGCGGCATGACCAAAATCATTTCTGACCATCTCTATGCCATTGAGCAAGAGGGCGCGCTGAGGATTAAATTCCTGGAACGTTTGGAGGGTGGTGGACTGAAGCTCGTGAGCTATAACAGAGCTGAACATCCAGATGAATCCTATACATTTGACCAGTTTGTAGAGCAGCAAATGAAAGTTTTAGGTCGAGTATTTTGGTGGTCGACAATCCGCCCCGTGAATGCTCCTCCTCTTCCAAGAAATTGAAGATCTAAAACCAAAGTAATTGCATCATGCTAACACCTAGGTTATTTTCGCCTCACTCTCCTACCACAGTGAGGCTTCACCATGCGTACCACCGCATCCCTGCATGTCCATCCGGCATGCGTCAGCAATCGAAAACTGATCGAACAGCTGCAGCTCGCCACGGGCTGCCTGGTCGTCATTCATAACAGCAAACCCAAGCTTGTCGCCAAGTCCTGTCAGCCCTCTCCTGTTCATCCGAACGGCGGAGGGCACGCGGCATGATCAAGTTCAAGATCGACAACCGTACCCTGCAGTTGCTCAATGCCCAGGTCAACCTGAGCGAGACCTTCAACCATGTTCTGCGCACAGCGCCGAAGCGCGAGTGCCTGGCATTCCGTCTCAAGGCTGAGCGCGGCCCCGTGGAAAGCACTTTTGTCATCGAGCTGGGCAGTGAACGCCACACGCTGACCCTGCCGAACGACAAGAAGATGCACCTCAAGCTAGCCGACTTCATCGAAGAGATTGCCAACGGCCCGCTTGATCCGAGCAACACCAGCGACCCGGCGCATCGCGCGCATGCCGATCGCCAATACGGCCGCTTTGACGTCCAGGACAAGCAACGGGTGTTCGAGCTGATTCGTACCGGCGGCGTGCTGAGCCTCGACATGGGTTTCGATCTGCCGCTGCACGTGGCTGTTCATCGCCCGCACACTCTCTCCTGCATCACCGCCATCCTCAGCATCGGCAAAAAGAGCCCGCGTACCCGGTGTTTTACCGCGTGCGGTACCGATGTCGAGATCTACGGCAAAGTCAGCGAATCCATCAGCCAAATTGCTGCAGCGGCCACTCCTGCTGCACACGCGGCTTAAGGTGGGCGACATGGAACGTACCCTCGCCCAAACAGCTGCTCATCTCGGCCTGACCCGCCCCAAGCTCATCGCCCGCATGCGCGAAAAGGGTCTGCTCAAGGGAAACCTGCCGGCGGATCTCAACCGTGACGATGATTATCTGCGGATCAAAAGCAGTCCCTGGTACGACGAGAAATACGGCATGCAGTACAGCCAGTCGACTCGGGTCAAGCAGGCCGGAATCCGCTGGCTGGCTGACCAGTTGGGTATCGACCTCCCCGCCATTCCGGCAGGCCGCCGTGACGTGGCCTAGGGAATACGCCCGACAGATCATCGCAATGCGAACACGTGAGGAGCGCAATGCCGCGCTCCAGGAGGTGCCTGAACATCTGCGGGAATTGACCAAACGCCATTGCCTGAACGCCTGGAACCACCCATCACGATCCAAACGCAAGGAGGCTCAATAGCCACATGAACAACGCGAACCAAACACCGCTTCGCCTTCATCCGGCGCCTGAATCGACCACCGTTGAAATGCTCTATCGCACTTTCGGGAATGTGCTGATCCCGCTGGAAAAAATTCGGGAGGCCTATTTTCGCAACCTGAATTCGCAGTTGTTCGTGACTGAGATCTACAACGGCCGGATTCAGCTTCCGATCACCACGATCGACGCCAGTCGCAAGGCACTTAAATACGTCCACATCCGGCACATGGCCTCGTTGATCGACATCTGCGCCTACAAGGCCGATGAAGACATGCAGCGACAGCAGGAAGACCAACCCGATGCTGCACCCACTCCATTAACGGCAGTTACCACTACCCCACGACAACCCCAGGAGCACACCAAATGA